GGCTTTAATAGTATTTATAATGTCTGCCTCTAGGTTGAACAGTTGCTGGTAGACGTATTCCAGCCCTTCAGATTCTGCCGTATTGGCGCCGAAATATACGTGAACCTCTACCGTTCGATTGTTGTATGGCTGGCCAGGCACAATCCGAGTAGGAACCAGCCTTATTAGCGGATAGTCTGCTGGGCTTATTCCAGCTTCCACGCCAATTTTACATGAGCGAACGCCGTCTATGTCGGCCAAGTCATCACGCAGCGCTCGCATAGTGTTAAACATTTAAGCGCGCTCCAGTGATACAGTGAAAACAGCCGAAACGTTGCCGTCTTCATCTGGCGTTGCCGTTCGTGCTTGCGCCAGTAGGCCGTCAAATTCTTTTGTATAGGTTTTCAGCTTGGCGGTGAACAGGTCTTCGCTGTCCGCCTGATTTTCCACGCATACCAAAATATAGCACTTGAGCACGGTTAGAGCGTCGCGCCATGAGTCATCGAAAGTGCCAAGCAAATCAACAGCGGCATAAGCCGCCGTTTCCATTTCAAGGTTACAGAACTTTGTCAGGTAAGCGTCGCGGTAGGTAAGCATTACAGGGCCTCTTTTAAAGTCTTATCCACTATAGCCGAAAATTGTGCTAGTGCGTCATCTTTTGCCTGCACTATGTAGGGGTCGCCTCTGTAGCCTGGGTGATTAACCAGCTTGGCAAATATAAACCCGTTTCCAGACGCCCACCTAAGCGCTTTTTTGTTTTTTGGCCGTATCTGGTGCGGTCGCGTACCAAAATTGACAAAAACAGCATGAGGCGCCCTGTTGGGGTCATGGCCGACTTCGCGACCGCCTGTTATTGGCCGATTGTATAGAGACTGAAAAAGCGCGCCCGTAACAACATGCCGGCCTGCGCCTTTTTGGGCGCTGTCATACGCAACTGCCGCTAGTTTGTTAATAACAGGCTTTTGAAATGCCTCTGGCAAGTCTCGCAGTTCGGCTATTAGCTCTTTTGCGCCAGAAACCTCTACCGAGATTGCCATTATGTGGCACTCAGTACGTTGTCAATCGTCCCCGCCAGCGTTTCCAGCGTGTCCATTTCCATATTTGCGAATTGTACGGAAATAACCTTTTTTTGCTGCTCTGCAATAACCTCTGGCGACATGTTTGTTTCTTCCATGTTCCGCAATATTTCAAGCTCTGCCGCTGGGTCTGCTATATTAAAATCAGTAGGCCACATAATCTCGGGCGTTTCGTCCATGCCAAGCCAGCGTGCCGATAGTTCCCACGCTCTGCGCTCTAAACCTTCCATTATTACAGAGAATGCCGCCAATGCTGCGTTGATTGCCTGGAAGCGCATCTGCATAGCTATTCCAGACTCGCGCTGTTCTGGCGCGGCTATTTCCAAGCCAATATCATTTATGCGACTGCGTATTTCTTGAATACGTCGCTCATATACCGCTGCCGGCCCTTCAGATGGCGCAATGAATGCGGGTGTTTTGCCTGTGTGAACCATCATATTCTGCGTGCCTATGGTTTCGCCTGACGTTTGCGCAGCTTCCAGGCGTTCCGCTGCTGACGAATCTTCCGGCACTTCCAGCGTTAACAGGCTGAATGTCTGGCTTCGCAGTATTTCATCCATTTCTGAATCTAGGTTAAAAAGGCGTTTTGACAGGTCAGCTATTGGCGCGAATGGGCCAAACGATGGAAAATCCCCGTTTTCTGTAAAAATCAAGATAGGACATTCGCCAAGCGGGTGATCGTTCCCGTCTAACGCCACGCCGCCAGTGTCGCGGCATTCCCATTTTTCGCGGTCAAAATACCAGAGGCATTCCACCGTATCGCCTTCGCCATTTACATATGTTCCCGAAAACTCCGCAAAATCAAATTTGCCGTCATTGCCTACCTGATAATCGGTTAACTGTTCTGGCAATAGCGGTGTCCAGTATGGGCTAGCGCGTTCTGTTATCTGGCTGCCCATGTTGCCAGGCAGTTGTGCAGGCATATCGACCAGCAGCAGCATGGCGCCGCGTGCTTTCGCCTCCACCATAAACAAGCCAAAAAAAACATCAATATCGTTTCCCTTGCCGTCGGTGTCATCGTAGATATTTTTTAAGAGCTGCTGGTTTATGTCGCGCTGCACTGGTTTTGCTGAAATGTGCGACACAAAGCGGTCTGTAACGCGGTAAAGGGGGCTCTCAAAAAAGGCAATCTCATTTCTTGATGCGTATTTGGCGTCATTTTCCCGACCGTATTTGATGATGTAGGAGGCGCCAGAGTTGGACGGCTTGCCGTACTGGTCATATGACACGGTTGGCCTAAAGGGGCCGTCCCCGCGCAGAGCATTTCCGATAAAAGAATAGCGCGTTTTTGGGTTCATAGTTGTTTCCAGTGAGTTTTCCCCGATTTTATCCCACGGAGCATTCATGGCATGAATGGCGGGTGGGATATATTACGCATAACACTATGGCGAGAGGCCGAGAATGGACATTGAACAACTTAAAGAGGCGCTGGACGACGAGAAGTTTTCCGAGCTTCAAACATTTATAAGTGATTTAACAGGCCAGCGCGACCAGGCGCGGAATGAGTCGATTTCTGGGCGAAAAGGGCTAAAGGAAAAGATAACCACACTTGAATCTGCGCAAACCTCATTGCTTGAACGGCTTGGCGTTGATTCTGTGGACGATATAGACGAACTGCCCGACGTTGCGGGTATGGCAGAGGCTGGCAAACAGTATGAGGCGAAAATTAAGCGCCTTGAAAGGCAGTTAAACGAGGCCAACACCGAGAAGGGCGCTATAGAAGGAAAGTTCAAAGATTCTCGCAGGGACAGCATTGTTTCCCGCGCATTGTCCGAGCACGACTTTCTGGCCAGCGACATGGTGCAAGGCTTTGTCAACAATTCCCTGGTATGGGAAGGCGACGACCTTCTCTACAAAGCGGATGACGGAAACCTTATTTCCGTCAAAGACGGAGTGGCGGGCATAGCTAAATCGCGCCCTGAACTTCTCAAGCCCACAAGCGCGGGAGGCGCGGGCATTCGTAGCAACAATGCGAGAGGCAGTGATGCTAATACAACAATGACCCGCGCCGACTTTGAGCAGCTTTCTCCAGACAAACAAATGGAAGCGGCGAAAGGCGGTGTTGTTTTACAGTAAATTTTTGGAGCATTACTCATGGCTAACACACTGACAAACCTCATCCCCGACCTTTATTCCAGCCTGGACGTTGTTTCCAGGGAGCTCTCAGGGTTCATTCCCGCCGTCACTATGGATCCCGTAACCGCGCGCGCCGCTGTAGGCGAAACGGTATATTCCCACGTAGCGCCCGCCGCTGCCGCTGGTGATATTACCCCTGCTGCCACCGTGCCAGACGATGGCGACCAAACCATCGGCTCGGTTGCGCTGAGTATCACAAAATCTCGCAGAGTGCCTTTCCGCTGGAATGGCGAGCAGACCCGAGGCGTTAATAACGGACCTGGCGCTCGCAGCATCCAAGCAAACCAGCTTCAGCAGGCTATTCGCACGCTGACAAACGAAATTGAGACAGACCTGGCAGGCTTGTATAGCTCCGCATCTCGCGCAGCCGGCACTACTGGCACAACTCCATTCGCCACAGTGAACGACTACACCGCCGCCTCTGGCGCCCGAAAAATCCTAGTAGACAACGGCTCGCCGCAAAGTGATTTGCAGCTTGTCATAGACACTACATCGGGCGTAAATCTGCGAGGCAAGCAGTCAGCGGTAGACGCCGCCGGTACTAGCAGCATTCTTCGGCAGGGTGTCTTGCTGGATATTTCAGGCATGGCTGTTCGAGAGTCTGGCCAGATCACAGAGCCTGCCGTGGGTACTGCGTCCAGCGCTACCACTGATAATGCTGGTTACGCAGTAGGAGCCACAGTGCTTACACTGGCTTCTGCTGGCACTGGCACAATCCTCGCGGGCGATGTGGTAACATTCGCGGGTGACGCAAACCAATATATCGTTGCATCTGGCGATGCTGACGTATCTGGCGGCGGCACCATTACACTGGCTGCGCCTGGTCTGCGAGTTGCGATGAGCGCCGCAACTAAAGCAATCACCGTGGTCGCATCTTCCCCGCGAAGCATGGCATTCCACCGTGGCGCCATTGTGCTGGCACAGCGCCTGCCAGCTCTGCCTGATGGTGGCGACGTTGCATCTGACCGCACCACGGTTGTAGACCCGCGCTCCGGGCTGTCATTTGAGGTGGCCATGTATCCACAATATCGTCAAATGCAGTATGAAGTAAGCTGCGCATGGGGTGTTGCGATGGTTAAGCCAGAGCACGCCTGTAACCTGCTGGGGTAATTTATGCACCACCCAGAAACTATTGATGTGATTTATGCCAGCAACCCGAAAGGGGGGCTGGTTACCATCAATAAAGCAGATTATGACCCCGAGCTACACATTTTGGAGGGGGAGGCAAAGCCTGCCCCAAAGAAGCGGGGTAGACCACGCAAAATCAAGGAGGGCACCTAATGCCTACCGCAGAAAATGCACAGCTTGAATATGAAGGCGGCCAGACTGCCGTTGCAATGTCCCAACTCACCGATGCGGGCGACCTCCAAACGTTTACGTCGCCTGCCACACTCTGGTCTGGGCGTTCTGGTTTTGCGCCAATAATCAGGCCAGATGGGATATTGACTGGCGGGCTTGTCACTGTCGCAATCTCTGGAAGCGATGATGTAATAGATGTGGCGGCGCTAACCTGCAACCTGGCGGGCATCGTTACATCCGTGTCAGCCGACGCAGACGTTTCTGTCACGCGGCCAGCTACTGACGTGGCTAAGGTAAACTCTATTACTATCAACAGCTCTGGCGCAGTTGCCGTTGTTGCTGGTACAGATGGCGCTACCACTGCGTTTAGTGAAACCAGGGACGCTGCTGGCGGCCCGCCTCTAATCCCAACAACCTCTATAGAGATAGCGCAGGTAAGGCTAACCGCGTCAACCAGTGCCGCCGTCACAGAGTCAGAGGTTTTGCAGACAATCGGCCTGCACCGTGAAAGCGCGGCCTATCCGCAATATGAGGTAGACGACGCTGACGGTTCTATTATGTTTTTGGCTGCATTGTCCGCTATTCATACTGGCAGCGTGTCCAAACAGGTCTACGCATCCTATGCTACACCGATATTTGCCGAAGTTGCGCTGGCAGACCAGTTTGTGCCGCCTGAAACCACGCACTCTGTATCGTCAACGCAGATTTACAACACTACCTTGGGCAGCTCCAGCTCTACGTTGAACCAGGGCAGCTTTGTTGCGTATCTACAAGACGGCGTGTCGGATAACCTTATACAACTGAAAGATGAAAACTTGTGGTTTAGGTTTCATCCAAACCGCTACAACACAGGACACATTCTCTGCAAAGGAAAGCTGGGCGTCGCCAGGGTATTCCCTGCCGATGACAACATGCTGGCAAACTGCACAATCAGTGCCGAGAGCGCGGCTATAGAGGAAATCTAATGGCATTCGATGCTGCGAAATTTGAGCGGGCAAAATTCCAGCCGAGGACTAAGCGAGTCGAAGTAAAAGGGCTCGCTGACTTTTTCGATGATGACGAATGCATGTGGGAGGTTCGCGGTCTAAATTCAAACGAGCTTCACAAGGCGGCGGCGGCTGACTCTACGCAAAAAGCGTTAGCCAAAATACTATCGGCCATTGCAGAGAATGACGAGCAGGCAAAAAAGGCTGGCGGCGCGCTTGGTGTATATGGCGAAACGCCAGGCTAGATAGCGAAGCGACTAGAAA